AAAGTTAAATAGATCTACTAGAGGCGCAGGACCACTAGCTCTACCACCAAATGTCTTAAGTCTAGCACCTGCAGGACGTATCCTGCTAATATCCCACGTAGGTATTTCTCCACTGTACAGGAGAGCAATAAGTTGACGTAAGGCTTTAGACCATCCTTCCTTACTGTCTTTGACTACGATGTTAGTCTCACTATCAAACAACACAGGTACGTCTGGTAGCTTCTGGACGTACTGTCTTTCTACTGAGAAGCCTACCCCTGTTCCACACATAAGCACATGCATTGCCTCATCAAAAGCTACAATGCTATCTACGGCTATGTATGAACAGTTGTACATAGAAATGTTATCTCGTGTTGCAGCAGGACCAGCAGTCATCAAGCTTCGCATAGATGGCATCACCTCAAGACCTAAGATAGCTTGCTCTATGTCTTTAATGTAGGTATCATTCCCAGCTACAGGACGTACAACGTTGTCCATGTAACGTGATACAGTTTCTTCCCATGTCTCTCGACGTTTCTCTTTATCTAGCCAACGTGCATAGCGTGACTTATGTATAAACGTTTGGTAGTCCGTAGGTAATGAATTACTCATCTGTTATCCCCTGATCCTTGTAATACGCCACGCTCTTGACGACTATCTAATTTTTCTATATTCATTTCAGCTACTGTTTGTAGGCTAGATCCATAAAAGTTAGACAAAGCAGCAACATAAAATAAAACATCTCCTAACTCTTTTAGCATACCTCTATCATCTAGTACAGCCCCATCCCTAAAACTTTTCTTTAACTTTTCTGCTATCTCTCCAGCTTCTCCCACAAGACCAAGAGTGTTTTCTATTTGTCGTGTCTGTCCTTTAGTTAATATCTTACCTTCTACCCATTGGCTGTAAGCAGCAAGATCATTCTTTGGCGTACCATCCTCATTAAATATATCATAGTAGGGATCATAGTCTGGCTTCATGTATATCTTTCCTTTATTAAAATGTTATGTATTGCAACATCATCTATATCATAGAATGTATTTCTTACAAGATCACTAATGTCTTCTGTGTGTGCGTCATCATATGATCCTAGTATATTATTATCTTCATCTATCTGAAGTATAAAAGTTACACTAAAAGTTTTAACTTTCATCTGTGCTTCTCCGCCAGAGCCTCATTCATTTTATTCAAGTACCATGCAGCCTTCTTCATATCTTCAGCAGGTTTTTGCTTATAGGCATAGCGGTGCTGATACTTAATCATGTTACCATGACAGTACGCAATAAAACCATCTAAGCCTACCACCTGCCTGATATAATCAATACACTCTATACCTCCCATATTGTAATGAGCAGGACGATCTACAGGATCAAATTCAGTCATGCGTTACCTTTCGTTTTTGTGTAAGCGTTGAAGTTTATTATCTCACCATTACGTCTTTGTACAGTTTTATCTTTATTGATAAGTTTATTTGCTTCTTGAAGTAACAGTTGATTTCTATGATCATTAACTCTGTCCATCAACTCTCCATCCTTTTCCATTAAGTCTAAGAAAGCACTGCATAAGGTAGCAACATAAATTAAATCTTGAAGTACATCTGTAGAGTAACAGAAGTTGTCACCTACTGCTACTCCTGTAGCTACACTACCATCCCAATCATCTAGATTATCATTGCTTGTAGGTTTTATAATAAAAGCAACTTCATCTTCTTCTAATTCATATGGCATACTAATCTCTCCTTTCCGTCTTTAATGGTATTATTCTTTTTCGAGTAGCAGTCCCTTCTTCTTTAAGCCACTCTTCTGGTATAACTCTGTTCGCCCACAAGAACTCTTTCTTCTCACACCACTGTGCATATGTAGTTTTAGAACCTTTATATAATTTAGATCTAGCATTACTAAATACAAATCTAATATCTAATTCAGGATGTTGTCTACGAACTTCTATATGCTTGTGCCTATCTTCAGAGTCAAATTGTCCTTTGGTTTCAATTAGTATTCCATTGTCTAGCTGAAAGTCAGGAGTGTAAGTACGATAACGTAAGTCTTCCCACTCTATCTTTAGCTGTTCATACCTGACAATCTTCTGGCATTTAGACAGCACAAGAGAAGTACTTTTTTCAAGCCCACTCCTGTACTTTCTTTTAGAATGATACCGTCTATGCGGCTTCATTGTCTGGCTCAGAGCTACTCTCAAGAGAAGCCTTAAGTTCTTTTACTAAGCTGTTACCAACATTAGATACGCATCTCCATTGATACTCTAATTGCTGCTTAATAGATCCGTTAAATTGAATCTCATTTAACATAGCAACTTCTTTTTCTGTAAAGTCTTCTGTATCATATTCTATTTCGTCTAGTGTAATTTTAGCCATTCTTATTTATCCTTCTACGTAAACATATTCTATTAGGGGTGGTGCCTTAGTTCCTGTGTAAACTTTAGAGGGTAGCTCTTGTAACTCAGGCCAACACTTCTTCTTGTGACTACACCATGAGCATGTCTTGCATAGCTTCATGTTGCCACTTGCTTTCTTTCTAAACGTTTCTGGTTCAGCTTTAAAGCAACGCTCAAAGGGTTCATCATTATTAATATAATTAACTGTACCTTCGATTGTTTCCATTACCTCCTCTACATTAGCTGTTTCAGCTGTTACATATTTAAATTGCCCATTTACTTTATTGATTACCCACCAGCCACCAACTTCTTTATCAGCAGCTTTAGCATAACCTACAAGTTGTGATACATAACCAAAGTCATCAGAGTAAGCTAGAGAATCATAACTAGAAAACTTGTTGTCATAACCGTAGGGTGTAGTTGATTTAACATCATCCACCTTACCATTCAACACCATGTCGTACTCACCTTTAATAGTATCAGCACCAACTTTTAGTTCGACTTTATTGTTGTCTTCAAAGCTAACTCCAGCAGCACGTAGTATGCCTTTGAATATAGCTTCAGTCCAATCACCCATCAACATATTTAACATAAAAGAAGTAGGCTTCTGTACATCAGTCTCAGGGTAGTTCTTGTCGAACCAAAGTTGACACCTTGGGCGTCCAATGTTTGACATACGTAAACGAAACTCTTCACGTGGCCCACCATTGAACTGTTTATTAAGTGCAGCAGCCACATCAGTGGCTACTTGCTGTATTACTTCTTCACTCATACTTGCCTTGCCATTAATAGCTGACCGCAAGAATGCGTGTACTGATAGCTCAGCAGGATGAATCATCCCTCAAACTCTCTCACTTCTACAAGTGAACCAACTAGATCCGCTTCTTGTTGTGAGATATTTCCGGCAGCTGCTTCTTCATGTTTACCTTCTATCCAAGAGTTAGTACCAGAGATCCAATCCATGAAGTCCTGAAGGGTCTGACTATCGCTCTCTCCATAAGATACTTGCTCACCTAATGCAGGTACAATGATAGCGTACTTACCACCAGAAGGAAGATCACGTTTAGCACTACCTAATTTGATAGTATGCTCAACAGGAGTTAACTTCTTACTCATGATCTGATTGATAGCTGCGTCCATAGATTTCATAGACTCGTTGTTTTTGATGTCCATTACAAATGGTATTTCTTCACCAAGATTACTAATAGAATTTCCTAGATCATCAGTAGGCTTATCTAATTTTACAACACCAAGCAATACACGAACTCTTTTAACTCCACGTATTATTGTCTTCATTTCTTCAGGCAATGATTGAAAGTCTTTAATATAACCTGAAGGTCTACCTAAATTAAACTTACCTGTTGTATCTTTAAGATCTACATTAAGGCTAGTAGATAATAATGTTTTATCCATAGACTTTGTTTCAGCATCCCACCTCTGCCATTGATGACGTTGTGAAAAGATACGTGTTGATAGTGTCTTACTATAAACAATCTCTCCATCAGGCATGGTAATCTTATACGCACCTACAGGAACTTTAATGTGCTCATCCCCTTCAGCATCTGTCTGCGTAAGAGCAGAATGTATTTGATTGATTCTTGCTAAGGATGACTGAGAGCTAGTAGTTGCTCCTGTATTTATGCCCATTGCTTCTGCAAGAGACATACCTTCTACTTTAAGTGCTACTTCTGTATTCATATTGATATTCCTTTCATATGAAATTATTTATTAAGAGACTAAGTTATACCCTTATACGTCATGCGTGTCAAGCCAATTCGGTCCTATTTTTGCTTCTAATAATAAAGGTACATTCATCTTTACTTTATAGTAATCATAAATTATTTCGTGTAGGTCCATGTTCATAGTATTAATAATTTCTATTACCTGATCTTTTTCATAAGGATGTATGTCTATAACCATTGAATCGTGCACACTATTAACTAGTGTAGATCTCATTGGCATCAACCTATTCTCTAACTCAACCAGTACTACAGGTACAATATCTCCTGTGGCAAAGCCTTGTACTGGATAGTTTTTTATCATAGTAAAGTTTGTTGGTAGACCATTAGCTCTCCTTTCTGTGTTAGGAAAGGCATACTGTCTGCCTCCCACGTTAGTAATCTTTTGATAGCGTATTGCTTCATCTCCTAGTTTCTTGTG